CGTAATGCTAGGATCTCTTTTAGCAGGAACGGATGAGTCTCCTGGGGACATCTATGAGAATAGACGTGGAGAAAAATATAAAGCATATCGAGGCATGGCGAGTAAAGAAGCTCAAATGGACTGGAGAGGCAGATATTCTTCTTTTGAGGGTGTAGCCACAAGGGTACCTTATCGCGGCCCCGTGGAGTCTATATTAGAGGATATCGAACGCGGCATCAGATCCGGGTTTTCATATTCTGGCGCGCGCACGTTGTCGGAATTACATAGAAAAGCACAGTTCGTTTCACAGACGTCTTCAGGGTTGTCTGAAAGCCGTACTCACATTTTAGGAAGGAGTTGGTAGTGAGTGAAGAAATAAACTATGGGAAATTGACAAAGAGAATAGTATTCACTGAGACTGACCATCGCCATGCACAGCTTATAGTTAGACTAAAGCACGATAATCTTAAGCAATCAGATTTTTTTCGTTCGCTGATGACAGGTTATATTGAACAGGATGAGCGCATCCAATCCTATGTTGAAGATATGTCCCAACAATCACAGAAAAAGGTAGTCAAGTCACGTAAACTTCGGACCAAAGGACGAGAAGCCAAGAAGAGCATGGGTCTATCGAGTGATGATATAGGTGACATTTTTGACCTTATAGCAGAGGAGCACCCAGAGCTATGAAAGACGGACTAAAAGCTTGTTCACGCATCTGTGTAGACACCCAGAAAGAGTGCCCAGAGAAAGATTGCAGAATGTGGATTGACTTCCCACAAGAATATAATTGCTGCTTAATCTCCATTCATGAAAACGGCTGTATGACACTCAGAGAGATAGGTGAAAGGTTACATATATCTTTCGCAAGAGTAAAACAAATTGAATCGGATGCCCTCAAGAAGATCAGAAAACGCGAAGGCGTGAGAGAATAATCAAACCTTGCAGGGTTTTAACAAAAAGAAACACTATTTATACATGAGTTTAAGGAATATTCAAAGGAGAATTATATAATGGCTCGTAAAACTTTACTAACAGAGAATGAGCTTCGCCAATTTATGAAGCTTGCTAACTTGACCCCGATTGGGCAAGTCAAGCTTACAGAACTTGGTTATAATGACCTTGGAGAAGAGATGGCGCCCCCCGGAGAGCTTGAGGACTATGCAGCTGATGATTTAGCTGATGGTAGTCTTGAGGGCGATGAGGAAGCTGCCAACGATGAGATGGAAGCGGATATGGAAATGGGCGCTGATATGGAAGAGCCCGCTCCTGCAGGTGGCGCTGGTATGATAGCAGTCGATGACTTCATGTCTGCACTTGAGACCGCTCTTGAAGACGTATTAGGCGAGCCAGTCTCGACTGAGATGGATGATGACCTTGGTGCCGAGGATGATCTAGAGGGCGGCGAAATGGACATGGAAATGGACATGGAAGCTGGTCCCGATGAGCTTGACGTCACGGCTTCAGAGGAAGAGGAAGAGCTTCCGGGCATGCGCGACAGCGTGTATGAAGGCAAAAGCCAACAAGACATCGTTAACGAGGTTGCCCGCCGAGTGGCCGCGAGACTTCACAAGAAGAACGCCAAGTCAGAAATGGTCGACCAGCTAGCTGAGAGAATTCTTAAGAGATTAACAAAGTAACTTGACACTTAGTTTACAATAAGTTATAATTTAACCACTGGTAAACGCCGGTGGTTATTTACATGGAGAGACATGAGTTGGCTATTATATGTGCTGTCGTTTGTATTCGGGTATGTAACGTGCCAGACATTTTATTTTCTTAAGAGCACGAGACTGAGTTTAACTTTGCTCCGGTCAGCACACCTTATATATCTATCCAGCATAATGAAGGCGCTTGAGCATATGTCCTTCGCGCGCTCAATCGTTTTAGAACATATGCTCCGCACTGAGAAGGGTTCCGCGGCCATCAGTATGTTTGAGATCCGTCACGAAGAAGAAGTAGTAAAACTTAAAACAAGATCAATTGATCTGTTGATAGGTCTACACCCAGAATTTTTTCAAAGGATGCTGGAGTTTGAGAATTGGGAAGGCGCCTCTCAATACGTGGATACACATAAAGATATTATTTTTAAATTTTGGGAGAAATAAATGATTGACAAGATAAAAGAAAAGGTTAATAAATTTTTAACCACACTGGCTGCAGATATGTCTGAGTCATCGACTGAGGCACCCCGTGTGGTCATCGTGGACGGAAGTGATCCAGAACCAGAACTACGAGTAATCGGTTTATTTTCCGACGTGGCCGAAGAAAAGGTAGCGGAACTGGTACACGCACTTCTCTACCTTCATGAGTCTAACAAGACCAGAGAAGAGAGCCTTCCCATCGACTTTTACCTTTCCACCTATGGGGGTTCAGCCGATGACATGTTCGCACTCTACGACGTCATGCGCCAGATTCTGCCTACCACCGAGATTCATACCATAGGCATGGGCAAAGTTATGTCGGCAGGCGTCCTATTGTTGGCATCCGGTACGAAGGGGAGGCGAAAGATCGGAAAGTATTGCCGAGTGATGATACACTCAGCTATGGCCGGTAGCCATGGCTCGCTGCCAAATTTGGTTAACGAGTTAGAAGCACTTCAGCAAACTCAGGAAGATTACATCAAAGCACTTTCTGACGAAACGAATATGAGCAAGCAAGAAATTAAAAATATGCTTGAACGTAAAGTTAATGTCTATTTATCAGCAGAAGAAGCTGTAAAATTAGGTATAGCTGACATAATTATTTGAGGTTTTTAAATGTCTACACTAAGTGATATCCTACAAGAAGAGTACATCAAACAGATCGGGGAACTAGATCTGAAGATGTTGATGGAAATGGTAGAAGAAGTCTTTGACTCTGCTTCTCCTCTCTCGGAGGACGTATCTGCTCCCGCCTCACTCACAAATCAAAGCGACGACGCAGCATTGAAAATGATCTTAAAGATGATTCCCGACATTGAAGTATCTGAGATTGGCTGGTCAGATGTAAGCACACCAGAAGGCGGCACAGAAATTAAAGGCGAGCAACGCCAGCTTTTAGAAGGATATCTAGAGAACATTAAAGGGAGTGATCTTGCAGAGAAGATAGCCAGCGTGTCTCAGTTCTACGCCAACGGCGCCGGACTAATTTCTGAACAAGCAGGTGAAGACCGCACTAAGAGAATTGTTCAGGCAATTTCATATCTTGTTTTTTATAAAACATTGACAAAAGTAATTACAAACTTTAACGCATCCTCCGCAGGATTTAGTTTTGAATCATTCCTTAGCGCATTGGTAAACGGTTATCAGATTAAAGCCAACACGGGAACAATTGCCGATTATATTGATCGCTCGACCGGCGCAGAGATCCCGGTTAGCCTCAAACTCTACAAAGAAGGCAGCCTGGACGTCGGTGGAAGCTATACAGATTTGGTAAGAGACCTCACTATGACGTGGCCAAAGGGCCCCCAACCGTGGGTATCCACTTTCCCGAACGCAATGCGATATGTGATCTGCACCAAGACCTTGGATGGCGAGGGTTTAGAACAGGTGGGTCAAATAGACTTCTATCAGTTTGATTTTACACTTAATAACGTAATGGATATCCTTGTATCTTCTCGATTGTCAGAAGTTATTCGATTGCCTACCGTAGTGTTGAGCGCCATTCAAGCCGGCCAACAATCCGGCGCCACCGAAAGACTCGGACTGGCAGCTAGAGATAAACAAGTTTCCGCTGAAGAGCTAACACCTAAGTTCAACGATGAATTATGGAAGCAGGTAAAGACAATCGTGGATAACGAAGATTCTCCCCTTCAACAGTTTGAAGAAGACGACATGAAGAAGTTGTTGGACGAGTTGAACTGGGAAAAGAATGATGAGATATTTAATAACAACAAAGTTCGGGGTTCCGGCAAACTGAACAGCAAGCTTATAGGGAAAATTGTCAAGAAATTGTATTCCGACATCGATGGCGATGGAAAGCAGGAATTTTTGGTGAGTATGCGTGATGCAATCATCGATGCCAACTTGGCACTCGTGGCATCTCAGACTGCAGCCACTAAAAAGAGTGAGAGAAAGAACCAGATAGCGCAAATGATTGCAAATGGAGAATTCTTATCCCCCGAGGATTCGGCCAGAGAGTATAAGGTATTGGGAGCCTCTCAGAAGAGGCAAGCTCTTTTAAATACTCTCGGGTACTTGGAGACTCACCACTTTGCTTTAAATCAAACACAGTCGACAAACCCTGGAGAACCAACCAACACTCTGAACTTAGGTTCGATCATGGTTGGTCGACAGATGGTTGCAAACGCCATGGAAAATGTTCGAGAGCTTCTTAACGAAGAAGTATATGAAATCTTCCAGTCACTTAAAATTCTTTCAGATAGTCTTAACCAATTTTTCGCTGGTGGATTAGAAAATGATGAGCTTGCTACATCTGCTATTGGAAATGCCGAGAGTATTAGTTCGAAAGATATTTTACAAACTGACAAATAGAACTTGACATAATATACAAAAGAGATTATAATATAGTATCACTAGAGGTATAGATGAGCCGAGCTTACGATAACGAGCAGACACTCCAACAAAAGATAATGAATGGGGCTAATATTTTAGCAGATAATGTTGCTTCAACATTGGGGCCCCGAGGCCGAAACGTTCTGCTTAAAGAAAAGGGAGGTATGCCCTTTGTAACAAAAGATGGTGTTACTGTTGCGGCATTTGTTTCGCTAGAAGACCCTTTCGAAGATGCAGCTGCACAAATTATAAAACAGGCGGCAGTTGAAACCAATAACAACGCCGGCGATGGAACCACGACGGCTACGGTACTCGCGCGCGCCATCATAAGGGAAGCCCAACGCTATATTGCTTCAGGTATGTCGCCTGTTGAGATTCAACGCGGGATCCATTTAGGTACTAAGGCTATTATTGATAACTTGAAGGAGATGGCTACTCCAATCACCAGCATCGATGATATTAGGCACATCGCCACAATCTCAGCTAACAACGATAGCGTTATTGGTGAGCTAATTGCACTGGCTATCGACCGGATTGGTCAAGACGGTGCAATCACTATTGAAGAATCACGGTCGATGGATACATCCATTGATATTATCGAGGGATTTAAATTTAATTCTGGGTATAGTGCCGGGGCTTTTATCACAGACGATCGCCGAGCTATGATGTACCACGAAGAGCCCCTCTTCATGATAACCGACCACAAAATATCTAATGTTGAGCAGGTTCTACCAGTGCTAGAATTGTGCGCGAGAGAGTCACGACCTCTGGTCATTGTGGCCGAAGAAATTGAAGGACAAGCGCTAGCTGCCCTAATCATGAATGCAATGAGGGGTACGTTAAAAGTGGCCGCCATCAA